CGGCAGACTTGACCATTACGAGGTCTATCTGTGAGGTGATAACTATGGCAAAAGAAGTAAACATACCCGGCGGTCAATATCTCAAAGGTTTGGATACAGTTGTAGAGAATATACAAGCAGTGGTGGATAAATTGGCGGCCAAAAGCACAAAAGGTCTTGCTGATGCACTGTTGTTTGTGGGTACGGAGAGTCAGCAACGTGCACCTGTTGACACAGGCGACCTGCGCGGCTCGCTGCAGGTAACACTTGACGGCAGCCCGATAGCTGTTGGCATTAAGGGTTCGGGCATAACTGCCGTAACTCCAATACCGGATAAAGCAATTAAAGGTGAGATAAGCTACAACACAAAATATGCTGCCCGCCAGCATGAGCACATAGAATATGACCACCCGCGAGGCGGACAGGCTAAATACCTTGAGTCTGTCCTTGTAGAAAATTCTGACAGAATATTAAAGCTAATGGCAGACGGAATGCTGGGAGATGATTAGATGTTGTCTGCACTTAAATTATTTTTAGAAAAACAAGGCTATAAAAACATATATTGTGATTATATGCCTGATACAAACAATCAGTTGCAGGCGATCAACATTACTTGCTGGAACCATACTGTTGCAGATATCTGTGACGGCACCGGTGTGCGATATATCCAAATACAGTGTCGCGATACGGATTATGCAGCGGCATACAATATCTGCCACAGTATATTTACACTGCTGGACAGCGGCGTGGACGAAAAAATAATAAATCTGACCGACGATGTATTTTGCATTGCCCGCCCGCGCCGCGGCCCGACTATATATGAGCGCGGCAACAATTACACAACATTTTATTTTGAGACTGCCCTGTGGGGCACGAATTAGATGCCGTTTAAACGGCATAAAAAAGGAGTAAAAACAATGAGTAAAAAGTATTTAAAAGGATTTGCAAATCTGGGATATATCCCAGTAGCGGATAATACAGATGAAAAATATGCTGTCACCGCTGACGGAAAACAGAAACTGGCGTCGGCGGTAAGCTGCGCACCAACAGACAACCGCAAAGATTTTTCTATTGCTGCCGACGATGGAATATGGGACGAAGGCAGCGACTGGACAGACACCACGTTGGAAATCGTGCTTGTCGAAGCTGAACTTAAACTTATCGCATATCTGACAGGCGCTGCATATACAGACGAGACTACCGCAATCGAGGAGGGCGCACTTGACAGTGCCCCGGAAGTTGCTCTTACATTTAGTGCGCTGCGTGCTGACGGCGGATACCGTCTGTACCGTTATTATGCCGCAAAATGCACCAACGTTAAGATTACACATAATACCAAGGGCAGTAATAACAATAATGATCAGTACACGCTTACAATTAAGGCAACCCCGCGTAAGTTTGACAAGCATATACGTGGCACTATTGACGTGGCAAAAGGTACTGCGTTGACGTGGCTTGACACAATACCGTCAATGCCGACCACAACAGGAGCTTAAAACATGAGTATACTCAGTAAGGTTATCCCACACAAAAAAGACAGCAGCTTAGAGATGTCCTCCCCAAGCTGCAAAACGGTATATGGCGTCAAGATACAAAAATTGCCTATTGCAAGGTACATACAGGTATTACAGGCAGCAGACAATCTGCCAGAGTTGCTGTTGGGCACAGCATTTCCGCAGGCAGAAGACCTGTCACAATTAATTAAAGAGGTGTCTGCGTTGGATAAAGCAGCAGTGCTTAAGCTTATTGGCAGGCTGCTGACGGTAGTGCCGACAGAAACGTGCAAGCTGCTGTCCGGACTGCTGTACATACCGCAGGAACGGCTGCTTAATCCGGACTGTGATGACGCACTCAGCCTTAATGAGCTTATGGAGATTGTCCTCGCATTTATTGAGGCAAATGACTACAGCTCTTTTTTTACGCTCGTGCAGTCGCTCGTGCAGATTTGCCGCCCGATGACAGTCCCTACACAGGGCGGTATTGGCTGCAGCGCTGGATAGCGATTGCACAGAGCATAGGTATTACAAAGACAGAGCTGCTTGACAACTACTATTACGACGAGTTTTTAACCGTACTTGATGAGTACAATGATATGCATACATTAGACGACAGCAAGCAAGAATCTGTGTATGCGGATGAAATAGGTTAGCTAAATGTAACAAAAAATATTGTAAACCTCAATCATATATGGTAATATATGGTTGAGGTGAACATTATGAAAAGAAAAAATATTATATCTATTGTGATGGTGGTACTAATTGTTTTTACAAGTTTGACTTTAACATCGTGCAAGCAAAATAGGAATGCAATAACATACGATGACATTCTATGTTCCATTAAAAACAATGGATATACAAACGCTTATATAGGTGTTAGTCCGTATTCTGCGAGCCGACAAGCTATCTTTTTGCACAACAATGATAATACATTTGTTGGCACATTTGAAAACGAAAAAACGGCTACAAAAAATCTATGTATATACAATATACCAAGTAAAAGCTATGAGCTGGCAGAAATAATAAATGCAATAATAGATCCATATGACAAATCTGCAAATACTGATGGATATACGGTGGTATCAGAACTGTACGAAACACTGTATGATGATACATCAGAAAATAACAGCTACACTCATAATCAAATCGTGTATATAGCTTGTACAGAAGATAAATCATTGATGATTGGAATAATATAGATAAGCACCCAAGCGTTGCCTTGGGTGCTTATTTAGATAGGGAGAGAAAAATGGCAGACGAAATAAATGTCGGACGCTTAGTGGCTGAAATAGTGTTGGAGAACAAAACAGAAAATGCAGTAGAAGAAATAAAAACTGATCTATCAGAAATTGAAAATACGGTAAAAAGCAAAAATCCTAAAATTAGTATTGCTGTTGACAACACTGAAGCTACTGCAAAAACAACAGATACCATAAATAATATATCAGCAGCTACAGCTACCGCAAAACCAAAAGTTACATTAGAGTTTGACAATGCTGCTGCCGCTGAATACGTGAAAGAAGAATTGTCGTCAATAGGAATTGAAGGCCAAAAAGCAAATGAAATATTAAAAAATTGCTTTAACGACACTCAACCGTTAGTTGCATATCAGCAACAACTGGACATTGTTGCTGATAAAATCGAACAGCAAAAGAACCTAATATCTCAGCTGGAAACTACTGCAGCAAAAACGCCCACCAGTCGCAAAAGCTACGATGAAATTGAAAAAGCGGCATCGTCAATTGACGGGGCAAAAATCAAATTAAAAGAGCTTGAGGCGGCATACGATAAAGTATATGCTGCACAAGATAATTATGTAAAAAAGACAGCAAATGATTATATAAAAACAGTTAATACGCAGACCACCGTCGCTACACGAGCAGCGGAAAAACAGTCCAGTCTAAATTCGGCGTTGAATCAAAAAACATCCGCTACTGATATGGCATTAGGAATAGCATTGATGACATCATCAATGAAATCTGCCAACCAAGTATCACCCGGCTTGATTGATAATATTAGGACAATAATATTCCAACTGAATCTTGCTAAAAGAGCTATGTTAAGTGCTGCATCTGCACCGCTTGCGGCAGCCACAGCTATAACTGCTGGAATTGGTATTGTAGCAACATTGGTGATGAACTATGTTAGTGATATGCAAGAAAAACAAAAAGAAGCCAGAGAATCTGCAGCTAAGTTGGCTGATACATATAAGACTAATTCTGCCGATATTAAGGACTTAACTGATAACTATATATCACTTGCGTCAAAACTGGATATAGCTAATATGTCATATGCGGAAGAAATTACTACAAAAAATGAGCTTATAAAAATACAAGAAAAATTATCAGAAACATACGGAACAGAAGCTGATAATATAGATTTAATGAATGGAAAATTGGATGATGAAATTAAAAAAATTAATCAACTTAACAATTTGTCAAATGAAAAATATATCTCGGAAAGCAAAAACGAATATGAAGAAGCAGAAAAAAAATTAAATGAAAAAAAGCAATATACTATTGGAGATTTTATGTCTCACCCCGAGGACGAATATGATGCCCAAAATCAAGCACTTGAAAAAATTCTGGTTGACACATTTGGAGCATATAGATCAGCCGATGGATTTCGAGTAGAACTAAAAACAGAAGATGCTGAGACAGGTCTCACAAAAATATCAACGCTTGTACGCCAGTTATATTATGACGGCAAAGTTAGTGAGGACACTTGTAACGATGTATGTGATGCCATAAGCAGCAGAATGAGTGAACTCGATAAAGAAGCAATCAAAAACTGGAAAGACATCGAAAGCGCTTATAATGATGCAATAAATAGTATGAAATCAGATGATGATAGCTATAACTTTAACGTGATTAAAAAACAATATGAAACTATTACATCATCTATTGCTGACGTAGAAACACTTGCCACTACATATAAATCATTGTCCTCTGGTGAAGAACTGTCAACCGATAAACTTATCGACCTGTGCGATAAATACCCCACACTGTCAAAATACATACAGGATACAGGCGATCTAAGTTTAGAATCCGGTGAGAAAGTAAAAGAAGCAGAAAAAGAAAAGCTTGCCGCAAACATTGAAGAACTGGAAAGCGAAAAGCAATTACTTGATGCGAAAGAAAATAGAACAGATGAAGAAAACAGCCAGTTGCAAAGCATAAACTCTACGCTAACCATATATAAAGCTAAACTTGACGATGTTAAAAATTCCAATGTCAAATTAGATCTGTCCGAAGCGAAATCACAGTTAGATAGCCTTGGTAATGCGTATGCCACATTGCAGGGTGGCAAAGACCTTGACTTGTCAACTACACTTGATCTTATCAAGACATACCCTGCCTATGCTCAAGCTCTTGCGGACGGCAGTGTAAAAATTACCGAGCAAGAAAC